CGGACATTTCATCGGTTGCGGGGCCGGTCGCCGTAGGAGTATTGCCCGACCCGTCCGTACCGATGGTATCCATTGCCGTCCATGCGCTCACCGCGCCGGTCGTGCTATTCCGCAACTGATAATACGGAAGCACGGTGGTTGAATCGTTCGCCGTCCCCCACAGAGTGAGGTCCAGCGCAAGCGGGATGGAGAGGAAACTGATAGTGTCACTCGCCGTCCCCGCCAGGAATCCTGACTTGTAATAGATCATGCTGGCTTCGTTGTAGCGCGTACCGTTCCGTTCAAATGAAACCTGCGCCTCCATCGAGCCAACAAGCCCCACGACAAGCAGGAGGGAGATAAGGTGTTTCATTGCTACTCCTTGTGCTTTCGTTTCTTGTGGATGAGTACCCCTTGCTCGTTCTTGAACTCTTGGCCGCATACGTCGCACACGGCTTTGGCGACAGGTTCGGTCGGTGCGTCCACCGTCTCGACCTTTTCGTATGCGCCGGGATGCTTCGTCAGCAACCGTTCAACAAACTGTTCGGGGACTTCGCCTTCGGGGGAGAACGTCACCGTAAAGTCGATACGGTTGGTCGCCTCATCCCCGAAGTGTACCGTCATGGTTGGACCTTTGAGATACCGCAGTCGCATAGGTTATGCTCCCTTGTTATCGTGTCAGGTTACGACCAAGTGGTTGGTCCGTTCGAGACCGCGCCCGGCGAGTACGTGTAGAGACACGCGCTCGACTGGTTCACGCTCGTCGCACCCGTACCGTCGTCAACCACCCAATCCGTGCGGGCGTCGCCATACACCATGCCACCACCGAAGCCGACCATGTTCTCATAGTCGTCCTCTTTCCGGCGCACCATGTACGACTCCTTCCCGTAGCCACGGGCAACGGCGTTCGCACCGATGACCAGAGGCATCCGAATCTGAGCCGCCGTGATACCGGCAGGAAGCGAGGTCTCAGCCGAAAGCGTGATGGTGTTGCTCGACACCGTGAGAGCGTCGAAGTTCAGGCAGGTCGTGATCTTGTTGGAGATCATGATCTCAAGACCAGCCCACTTGCCAAGCGCACCCGTAAAGATGCGGTTCTCGTCGCCCCGCGTATCGGCTTCGAGCAGACCGTCCACGAAGGACGAATCGCGTCGCGCATGGTACCAGTCGTTCGGATGGACGATGATGATGTGCTTGTCGCCGTTGATGGGCGCGATGTTGTTCGTCATCACCCACGAGGCAACGCGGTCAACTATTTCCGCGCCGAACTTGTCGTTGCTCGTCAGACCCGTGAGGACCGAACGGTCGTTGCCGAAAATCTGGTTCTTCTGCGCCGGAACCGCGACTGACTCACCAAGCGAACGGAAGACGTTCGGGCTGTATCGGGCATACAGGGCGAAGAACGTGCCGTCATCGAGAATCTTTGCCAGCGAGGACGAAAGGGCCGACTGCGCCGCCTTGCGGAGGTCGTAGGGCGACCGCTGTTCGGTCTCAAAGGCATTGCCGATAACCACGGCATCGCGCTGATGCGCCAACTTCACCTGAACATGATGGAAAACGAGCGAATCTTCGTTGTCCACCAACTGCTGACTCGACACCTTGCCTCGGTTGTAGGAGGCCGTATCACCCGGCCCGCCGTACCACAAGGCCCGCAAGAGGCCAATGGTGATGTTGTCACCCGGAGCCTTGCGGAGATCGGTCTTTTCCACGATGGGGAAATTGGTGATGGACTTGTCGAGCGAACCTTCTCCGCCCTTGTCCTTCCCGATCATGTTTTTGAAAAACGACTTGTTCTGGACTTCTTCGTGGAGCGTCGTATTCCACGCTTTCCGAACAAGTTGGTATGAGGTCGTCGGGAGGTACCCAACGCTCGTGTAGGAAAGTGCCATTGCTTACTCCATAGTTGAGAGTTGCAAGACCTTCTCCACGTTCGCTTCTCCGAAACGCTTGTAGGCCGCTGTCGGGCCATACTTGCCGATGTACTGCAAAATCTCGGTCGCGCTCGTTTCCTGCTTCGTGGTCGTGCCTTGCGGTGTTTTCTGTTTAGATGCTGTTTCTAACTGCGTGGCGAGTTCCTTGCGGACCTTTGCCTCAATCTTCGAGGGGAGATTGTCCCACTCTCTCAAGCGATACGCGGCCTCAAATGGATTCAACTTCGGCACGTTCTCCTGCGCCCAATCCAACAGGCTCGTCGGGTCGGCAATCTCCGGGAACTTGGCGCGGAACTCCGCCTCCAAGCCCTTCATCCGGGTCTGCTGTTCGACCTGGCCGAGTCGTGAATTGATGACCGAGTTGACGTTGCGTTGCATCCATGCCGTCTGGTCCGAGAGAAACTTCTTGTGCTGTTCTGGGTCAGACAGGTCATACTGCAAAGGGTCGGGAACCAAGTCCTCCCCCTGATACTTCTGCGCGTAGGCTTGAGCGAGGGCGGGGTTGTCCACCATCGCTTGCAACTGTTCAACATACTGCCTGAACTGAGGGTCTCGCTCCATCCGGTCGAGGATTGGCTTGTTGGCCTTGATTCTCTCCCGGTCTTTGGTGAACTCGCTTTGGAGACTCTTGTAGCCACGGACGAGATCGGCGGGTTTCTTAAAGGGCGTTTCCGCGAGTTCCTTCGCGTCACGCAGTTCCTTCAAAAACTCCTTCTCATCGTCGCTCAACGTGAACTCTTCCGCTTGTCCCTCGGTGGCTTTTGGGGGTGCGGATTCGGCCCCTAGCTCATCCTTTGCAGGTTCGGCCTTCGGCTCTGCTTCTGGCTCCGTTGTTTCCGGTGCGGCTTCGCTTGCCGGGGTGTCGAACTCTCCGTCACCTTCGAGTTGATTCGTCAACGCCTCTAGGTTCTCGGATGTGACTTCAACGGGCTTCTTCTCATCAGACATGGATTGCTCCTTTGGTAATGGGTTCGGGAATGGCCCCGATTGTCCTTCCCGCAGTTCGCGGAAACTCTAAGGCCGGGTGTTCAACTGTGCCGACCGTACTTTTGTTTTGTCATCTTCCTCCCAATAGATGTGGAGGTGATAGACCTTCTCCCCCATCTTCGTCTCAAGCGGCATCCGAAGGGGGAACACCTGCTCGTCAAGTTCAAACAACAACACGCCGTCTTTGTCGAGGACGCGTACCATATCACATCATCGGAAGTTGACCGCCAGCGACGTTCTGCAACTGGTCGTGCTGAGTCGGGTTGGACATGCGCCCCATCGACTTCTGCATCTCTTCGGCCACGGCCTTCTGCATGAGGGCTTGCTCCTCGTTCTGCATGTCCGCGATGACCTTGCGCTTGTTCCGAATGTCCGAGTACTCAATGAGCGTGGCGTTGGGAACGGGAATCCCCATCGCACGGAGGTTCAGGAGGTCGAACAACAGACCGCGCCGCGTCGTCGGGTTCTGCGACACATGATCCACCGTCACGTCGAACCGTCCGGCGGTCACATCAAGCAACTTCTTCTCGCCAATCTGCTTGTTGACCGTGACGATCTTGGCCCCGTTCTGAATGTCAATCATCTGCGCGGCCATCTCTCCGGCCATCGCCTCGTCATACAGCGGGTTCATGGCCTGTATGTCGGCCTTCAAGCGTTCGTACATGTCCTGCACTTCGGCGGGGACAAATCCGCGTGTGTAGTCACCCAAGACCCTCACGCGCTTCTCCCGCGTGTAGAACTGCTGGATGAGCGAGATGACCATTGAGGCGAGCATCTTGCGGGTCTCAAGGTAGTTCTCGACCATCTCCCCGATAATCGTCTCGGTCGGCATCTGCAAGGCTTGAATCGCTACGCCAGATTTCACCGATGGAGGGGCCGAACCGAGGGCGGTTTCCGAGAGGCCGGAGGTTTCGCGGGCCTCCTGTCCTGTGTTTTGTTCAAGGCCGATAAGGGCGGGTAGAAGCGTCAAATCGGGGCGGACGGGCTGGATGGAATCACTAATGCTCCCGGTTGTGTTGACCTCAATCCGCTGTCCCGTGCCGCCGATGCGCTTGTCAAAGTCGTTGCCGTCGTCGAGCGCACCCTTCTTGACGAAGTAGTTGCCCTTCGCCGTCACGCCGAGAATGTGCGTGATCTGCGAACGCCGTTTGTTGCGCTCATCCTGAATGTCCAACAGGTCTTGCGCCACGCCACGGGTGATGCCGTCATCGAAGTAGGGGAAGAACGGTACAAGGTCGAACCGACCGTGCTTGTATTCTGAAATCTCGTCCTGCAACAGCACATCGCCGCAGACGGTGATGATGCGAACCTTCCGCACCTTCTTCGTCACGGGCTTCACCGGGAGGTCTTTCACGCCGTCATCGACGGGGATCAACTCGCCCGTCTCCGGGTTCTTCAAGAACCGCATCGACTTCCATTCCCACGTCTGCTGGCGGAGGATGAAATACTCTTTTTCCTCTTCGTCCCAGAAGTCCCCGGACTCGACCGTGAAATCGTAGTCTTCCCCCGCCATAGGAACGGCGATCTCCGTGGCCTCCTTCTGCGAGATGATGTCGTCGAACTTCTCCGGGTAGGCCGCTTTCAACTCGTCCTTCGACATCGGTATCTTCTCGATGATACCGGGTCGGTCAAGGAGGTCGTAGCGGTCGCCACGCCCGATAAGATAGACTCTGCGCGGGTGGACCGAACGGATGGAAATATCTCCGAAGGGGTCGAACTCATCGGTGAACTCGACCTTGAGCCAGCCGCGCCCGCAGATGACTCCGTTGCGGAACATCTTGGCGATCTGCCACTCGGTACGATTCTCCGGCAACTCGTACACATGCTTCAAGAGGTCGGTGAGAACGTCGGCCACGATGGGGTCGGCTTGGTCGTCACGCGGGAACACCTTTTCGTCAATCTTCGTCGCCCGTTGCGCCCCAGAAATGCGGTTCACAATCGGGCCGATGAACGGCAGGGAGAGGGCCGGACGCGGGCCTAACTCCGCCCGTACGCCTTCGGGCCACTGGCCGAGTTGTCCGTCCACGCGGTTGTTGACGTATTGAAACGTCTTCTTCCAAATCTCGCGGTCAACGGACTCGGAGGACTCTGCCTTGCGGAAGTTCTTGAGAACTTCAACGGCCTTGTTTTTCTCTACGCCGCCATCCATGAACTCGGCTCCTGTTCATTCTTCGTTCCCTGATAGTCGAAGGCGTATGACTTCTGCTTGACTATCGGAGTATCGTACAGATACACGGTACCATAACGTAGCGCATCGCAGGCATGGTCCCCCCTCTTCACCGGCTTCTCCGGCCCGTCCTGCACAGCCCCAGGCTTCAAGTCTTTCCACTTGTAGGTCTGCAACTCCGTCCGCAAGTTCGTGCAGTTTGAGAAGATGACGAGCGTTCGGTCTTTCAAGCGTTCCTTCACGCGGTTGATACCCGCGCTGACCGAGTTGTTCGCCTTCTGAATCACCACACCTGCGTCTGCAAACTCATCCAAGACCGAGCGACCCGTGATACCGTTCTTGTTCCCCATTGAGGGGTCGCCAAGGTGCATCTGCACTTTCGCTGAACCCGTCTTGGCCTTGATGATCTCCGCAAGTTCGCTTACCAACTTCCCCGACGAGTAGAACTCATCATAAACGTAGGCAATTCCCTTCGGTGAAACTGCGAACCATAGAACGGCAGTTGGGTTTCGGTAGCCATAGTCAAGGGCGACGAACCGGTACCACCCCTTCGGAATGTCAAAGGGCTTGATGACACAGGGCTTCTCGTCCTTGAACTCTCCATAGACGAGTCCTGAGAAGGTGTCGAAGGAGCCATCGACGTATCGCTTGACCCACTCAGGAGGATAGTTTTTCCGAAGCGTTGGAACGTAGTCGTATGGAAGGTATGGGTTTTCATCGCTTGTAGATGTGACAAGAAACGTATCATCGCCTTCGCAAAGAAATGTTCCGTTGTCCCACCGCCGAAGCACTGGTTTCCCAGCAATAGCGTGCTTCCAGACCCAATCGTGGCCTTCGGGGTTGGTCGTTCCAAAGCCCGTATGCCACACACCCTTACGCCGAAGCCGTCCAACAAGTGCAAGGTGTATATCCTCGCCAATCTCCGTTATCTCGTCTTCCCAGAAAAATCCAAGATTCATCGACTTGATCTTGTCAAACGCATCCTCAAGGGCGCGGAATACAACCATGCTGTCGTTTATAAACGTAACCTCGTTGTCAGAGCGATTCCAACTTTTGATGAGAGGA